TAATAGCTGTAGATTGTGGTATTCCCAACTTTTTAGCCCATTCTTTATTTGTTTCTACAGCTACATTACGTAAATACTCTAGCGTATTTGGTAGCTTTTCTGTTGTTCCATTGAGTAATTCGCAGTCCATTATACCAGTTAATGATACACCTAACAACCTTTCTTCCTCTGTATTGTTAATCCACCGTTTTCTTAAATACCCAAAGTTAGTAAGGGTAGATTGAATAGTTCCAAGTATAGTAGCTAATTTTATTTTATTTCTAAGTGTGGTTTTTGTGTCACCCTTTCTACATACAACTTCTGTTAAATTGCAGAATTGATTTGGTCTTAGTATTATTTCTGAACAAGGGTTTGTTCCAAATTCCACATCTGCATTTCTTCTTCCGTTTTGTGCAGCTTTAATCTGTGCTGACTGTCTGTTAAATAGACCACGTTCACCAGACTTGCTTTGATACAGAGATAGCCATTCATTCATAAATGTACCTGTATCTGGCAGGTCTGTATACACAGCAGAGTTATTAGCTAAAGCTCGTTCTGGATTAGTTTCCCACCATTGTCCTGTCTTAGCTTCTCTCATACGATAATCAGATAGATTTGACAGAGATATAAGAGCAGACCTACGTACTCCTCCTACAACTACTACCTCACCTGTTTTACATACAATGTCGTGACACTCTAATGAGTTTAGCTTTCTTCCACTAGCTTCTTTAAACTTATTAATAGTAAAATCAAATAGATCAACTAAAGGTTGTGGTCCTGAAGCTCTACCTCCAAAGGTCTTTAACCTTGCTCCTGAAGGACGTATTTTATTTACGTCTACCTTTGGTATGCGACATGTATACAGATATGAAATCAAATCTCTAAACGCTCTTGCCCATCCTTCTTTTGAGTCTGCTACAGAAATTACATCTTCTGTATGCTCAAACTCTCGATCAGGTATTGTAGGTAAACTATTTATGTATTGTCTTTCAACAGAAAATCCTACTCCTGTTCCGTTCATTAAAATATAAAGAACTTCATCAAAAGCTTTAGGATTATCAATAGGAATGTAAGAACAGTTATAGCCAGCTATGTGCTCTCTATCTAAAGCAGGACCAGCAGTCATCATAGCTCTCATGCTAGGCATAATATTTAAAGATACAATGCCTACCTTTATTTGTTTCCACATACCATCATCAATAGAAACTTCTAAGTTATGTTCTGTATGATACTTAAAATAATTTATAAGTCTGCTTACAGTCTCTTCCCAAGTTTCTCTTCTGTTGTCCTCTTCTATCCAACGAGCATATCTTGAAAGAGCAATGAATCTTTGGTAGTCATTCATATAGTTCATATTTAGGTACTCCAGTGCATTTTACTTTTAGGTTAAGAACTCTAGTTCCTTCTAGATTTTCTAGTAGATCATGTAGCATCTCTGTTAATTCAGTCGTAGGATCACCATCTACAGGCATCATAAACTCACCATCCTCAATTTCTAAAAATAGGTTGACTCTAGCTTTCATTGTTTGTAACTACTTCTTTTAATAATCTATTTAAATACCACTCAGCCTTTTGTAAGTCTTCATCCTTGTTTTTGTACGTTTCTCTCCAAGTATACTTTACCACATTTCCCTTACAATAGCCACGAAATTCTTCGTCTGTTAAAGCTGCTCTTATAGCTTGTATACACTCTATGCCATGTTTGTTATAGTGTGGTGGATTATTGACCATATCTTCACTTTTGTCTTTATCTTTTTGCATTGCTTCTCTTATGAAATCATCACTTGGCATCAGGCATTTCCTTTCGTATCACTGTCAAATTTTAATTTGATTACATTTCCCTCTGTTATTTTTTCTGCATGTTCTACTATATCCATGTGCTCTAATTCCATTGAATTGAGTTCTGCATATTCATTGACTACATATCTAATGAAAGCATTTTCATTCAAAGCAGGAACGGCAGCAGCCAACAAGGAACAAAGATTTTCCATAGTGGACATTTCATATTTATTTAATGTAGATTTAGATAAGTCTGCAAATAGTTGTATTTGTATTTCTCCTGTCCATTCCATTAAATCTTCTGGTTCATCTTCTACACTTACTATAACAGGTCTTAGTACAAGAACAAAATCATTTTTATTTATCTGATTAAATCGCATTATGCTCCTGACCTCCTTCTATGTTTACTATTTTTGGTGGCATAAATTTTATCTTTTCTTTCATCCATGTTAACGGTATGATTCTATCATAAAATAGTATATCATTTTTATCACACCACATTCCGTAACTTGTGTTTGAACCCTTTCTAATTTTTCTTTTACTGTTTTCAAAAACAATTCTAACGTCTAATTTCGGATGTTGTTTTTTAATTTGTGCATGTTTCTTTCTATCTGCTACAGACCAAAAACCTTTTACTTCTATTATTATACCATTGTCTAAAACAAAGTCTGGTGTATAAGAACGTATAGCAAAATCAATCCATTTTATTTTTACAGTTTCATATCGTATTTTGTTATTAGCTTTTTCTATTTGCTTTGCTACTTTTTCTTCTAAGCCAGATCTAAAACCATTTTCTCTAACTTTTTTGTATCCTCTTTTATTATACTTTGACTTTTGAACCATTGTCGATAATACCTTCCTCATTAAATGACAAAGAAGAAATAGGAAGATTATAACAATTAGCTCTAACAGTAAAGTTATTACTTGGGTCATGCTGACCTTTTGTTAAATACGTAGCTTCTTCATAATATGTATCTCTATCTTTTACACCAAGAAACCATCCTTTAGATTGATCATCTAAAACCCTTACAAAAGCAAAATAATCACACTCTTGTTTTTTAGTTAGGTCTGCTACACTACATTCATAGTTTAATTTTGGAGCAACAGAAGTTTTCTTTGTCTTAACATCTATCTTTTTATTGGATACAATTAAATCATAATCTCTTGTGTTATGCTCTTCTCCTCCTAAAACTTTTCTAGCTATTTCTTCACCAAGAAAACCAAACACATTTCCCTTTCCACGAGTGATGCTCTTATATAGCACTCCCATTTCTTTTGCTTTTTTGTGTGCTTTATTTCTCATGTTGTTTGTGATAACTATTTCCATCATGGCACAGACATCCTTTTTAGTTAAAAGTTTTCTTTGTTATAAGATTCTTCTTCTTTATTTATGTAATATACCATAGGCTTTTCTTTAGCTTTGCTTACTTTAGATTGTTCTCTGGACAGTGCCTTTCCCCAACAAGTATATCTGAAATCACAAAACTGGCACTCTTTATTAAGAACATATCTTCCACTTGGTTCTCTTCTATATGTCTCCTCAATAGGGTCATAGCAGCGTTTAAATTTATTTTCTTTTAGTGTAGTTACGGTATCTTCTAAGTTTTTAATTACTGCATCTGTATCACTTGTATACTTTATATATTTAAACTCTCCTGAAGAATGATTGATAACCCACCATCCTCCAGCTTCAACACCTTTGCCTTTTGCGTATATAGCAAGCTGTCCTATGTAACCAAAGCTATCATTCTTTTCTACACTATCTCCTGATACCCATTTGTTTCTATAGCTCCAAGGACTAGCAGATTTAATGTCATCTACTTTATTGTCTACGATAAGATCATACTCTCCACTAATTGTCTCTCCAGCAATTTCTACTTGTACTTTTTCTGGTTCTCCATATTTTACACCAGCTTCAGTCAATGCGCCTTTGAAGACCGCTTCAGTTATATCTCCTATCAACATTCTAAGTAAAAAATTTGTGCCACGAGCTACTGCCTTCTCTGGTTTGTTTTTCATAAACCAAAGTTGGCAAGTAGCTCTACCAATGTTACTGGCTCTTAGTCTAAACTTCCTGTTGTCTTTATCGTCAAACTGTTTATCTAGAGTTTGCTCTACATGTTTTATTATTTTGTTTTTAGTGGTTTTTGACATTCCTTTAGAGCCACTAAGAACTTTACTAAAATAGTCATGCACCATAAATTCAACAGGATGTTCCACTTTATAACTCCTCTGTTACAGTTATAAATTCATCTATAACATCATCTTCTGCTTGAGAATAACCAGAACCATTTGACTTTTCCTCATATCGTGCTTTTATCCAACTGTTTTGACCGTCAACCCAATCTACAAAGCTACGGAAAATCTCTTGATCTTCCTCTTTGATATTAATCTTGTTGGATAAATCTACAGAAACAATAGGTGAATATAACATGTTTCCGTTAGTCATGGGATTGCCCTCTGTGGTAATGGTCATAGAATGTTCTGGCAATAATCTCTTTGCAGAGAAGTATTGTTCCACTGCTTCTCCCATAGATTTGAAGGCATCCTTATTATTAACCTCCCATATGAGGGGAATGTTAATAGGTTCACCAGAGGACTCTCCCTTTTCGTTCAATACCTCATCTGAAGAAGCTACGCCAAATAAAGCACGTACTCTTTTAACTGAAGAGATTAATCTGCGAGTAGATTCTGGTAAAGCTTTCCAATCCTTAATGTATCCAGAAGGTCTACCACAATTAAAACCACCATCTGAATCCATATGGTCAGAGTTATTAAAGTTATCTTGTGTAGAAAATACTGACTTAATAAAATTACCCTTACGTCCTGCTTCATCTGGATGTGTAAAGGGAACCCAACGAACATACCTAAACCGTTGAAGAAATGGACGAAATGTAATTCCTTCTGAGTAATGTGTCTTTCCATTGCTATCAGTTAATGCAAATGTTCCTCCCGGAACAACCTCCATTTGTCGCTTCTTTCCTTTAGTATCTACAGTATCCATAATAGGTCTGTGTTCAATCTTCATTCTAGGAAGGGCAGTGTTCGTGTCTGCCTTTGGTGGCTTACCCATGCCCATAGCACTAGCCATCAAATCATAGTTATCTGTATTAATTGTTGCTAACTCTGTACTCATAAAAGTTTTTCCTTTCGATGTTAAATAAGTTGACCATTATACACTAAAACTAAAATTTGTCAACGATATTCTGATACTTCCATCCAATTATCTCCTATCTTACATTCCATAGACAACGGTACATCAAACTTCATTGCAAACTTTAAATTTAACGCAGTTTCTAAGTGTTTTTCTACCGCATCTATGCATTTTTTTACCTTCTCTTCTTCGTTAGGATACACATCAATAACTACGCTGTCATGTACACTATTTACAATCATACTTGTAAGACCATTATTTTGTAAAGCAGCTTCGACTAAAAGTAAAGTTAATTGCACAATGTCTGTAGATACAGATTGTACAGGATAATTCTTTACAGCCGTAAAGTATGTAATGCTACCATTGCTCCTACGTTTAGCATTAGGAAAAGCGAATTGTCTTCCAGTAGGAGTCGTAACCATACCAGTAGACATAACTTCATTAGCTAGATTGGTATGCCAAGCACCTATACCATCATATTTTTTTATGAATTGCTTGTAGTATGTTTCCTCTGCAGTAGTTTTTCCATACCCTGTAGCACCAAACAATGGAGCGAAGGTATGTTCTTTAGCTTCTTGTCTAGAAGTTTGTTGTCCTGCATCCGATATTACCTTGGCAGTATAACTATGCACATCAAATCCAGTATTTATTTCATCTTTAGCTATGTTGTCCTGACCTAGAAAAGCAGCCGTTCTAAACTCAAGTTGAGCAAAGTCTGCCTCTATAATTTTCCCACCTTTCCAACGTGACCTAAAAACTTTTTTAATTGGAAAAGTATTTCCTCTTGGCATGTTTTGTAAGTTCGGAGAATCAGAAGCTAACCTCCCTGTAGCTGTTCTATGTTGCACTAATCTAACGTGCAACTTACCGTCACTCTTCATGTAAGTTTCTATGCCATCCACAAAAGAAGATAGATAGGTATCTAATGCAGATAATCTACGAACTTTATGTAAGAAGTTTTGTGCTTTCGTCATGTTCTTACGTTTAGCTACCGTTTCCAGAAGCTCTAGATTTGTTTTACTTGTACTAAAGCCATGATTAGATACCCAACTTGCAGAAGGAGCAGAGAATTTAAGCCCTGCTACACGTTGTTGTGGTAAATATATAATACCTTTAGTGTCGCACACTCTACATAATCGTTTTGCTTTTCCTATAGTGCCATCTTTCTTTCTAACTAAGTTGAAGCCCTTACCAAAACAATCAGAACATTGTATTGCTTTTGTTTTATATGCAATGCTACTTTTGTTTTTAACCTCTTTATCAAAATCTTTTTTCTGCATATACTTTGGAAAGCATGAAGACCAATTCGATTTGTCGTTAGGTTTTCTGCTATATATTAACATACTCAACTGTTCTGGAGAAGATAGGTTTATAGGTGTATCTCCCATTAACTCTATCACTTGAGCATTCAAGCTTTGCTGTATATCGGCTTGCTCTTTTTTAAATTGTCTTTTAACCTTGTGTAAAGTTTCTTTATCTACAGAAAAACCTCTTGAATATATCTTAGCCAATAACACACATAACTCATTCGTTAGTAGTGTTATAGATTCTAAAGAAGAGTATTCTTCTGTATATAATTTTTTTCTTAACGTGTCTGCTAACTCTTGTGTAGCTCTTACATCTGCTAAACAATATTCTTCTAGCTCATCTCCATCTATATCATCCACAGATACTCCAGCTTTAAGCTGCTCCTTCATTAAATCCATCTTTTGGTTTTCAAGATCGTATCGTTCTGCTATAGCCTGTAAAGACAAAGGTTGTTTCTGTGCTCTTTGAAATAAATATTCTACTAACATGGTATCAAAAACTGGTTTATCGTATTTAAATCCACAGTCCCACAACCACGTTAATTCATGTTGTGCATTATGACAAATTATAACAGTAGCCTCATCAAGTTGAGATTGAAGTTTTTCCTTTGCGTTCTCAGTAATGTGGGTGCTATGATTAAACCAAAAAGAAGACTCCTCTCCTGTATCTTTCTTTGTACATACAAGAACAAGTTTATTGTCTGGTGTGAACGGATCAAGTAATATTTTACCAGAGGGTAAACGAGTAATTGTATTCTCTATATCCACTGTAAGTTTCATGTTACTCTCCTACGCTGTATAGGTAGCTGTCTCTGGATCAAACATAGTTACAACCCTACCATGTTTTCCAGTAAGTTTGTTCTTTAATACAAGCCAGTGTCTTTCTGCACTGTCTTCTTCCTGTTGTCCTTCAACCATTGGTGTTTTAGTAATACAGAACAACACATCTGCTTCAGATGCTTTTCCTGTTCTGCTTCCTTCAAGCATAGACATATCTACAAACACTTTACCTTCTGCGTCAGCAGATAGTTGCGACATAGCCAATATAACACAACCATATTGTTTTGCTATAATACGCAAACGTATGTAGGTAGCTTTTAGTTTCTCATGGTGGGCTGTGTATGCACCCTCTGGCTGAAATTTATCTGCCATGTCAGCTATGAGAATGTCTGGTTTGTATGCCTTAACTGCTCTCTCCATCCTATCTAAATCCCACCCTGTAGCATCAGCTACATGAAGATTATTTTTTATAGGACTAAACATTGTTTCTGCTTTTGCTTTATCTTTAACTATTTCTCTTATTGTCATGTTACAAGATGCAGTAAGATACCTTGCAGATACTCTATTGGTAGCCTCTTCATTTGCAAGCACCATAACTTTTGCTCCTTGATGAAGAAAGCCATCCTTACCTGCACATAAGAAAGCATGGCAACTTGTCTTACCTGTATTTGGCCTTGCTGCACCTACAATTAATTGTCCTCCATT